TCGTCGAGCCAGCGATGCAGCATCACGATGTAGCGAAGGTTCTCGGACAGCCGCTCGTCTGCGAGCTTGGCCACGGTCTCGCGCAGCCGCTTGATCGCCTGGCGCTCTTTGTCGGCCTGCGCGCGATCCTCGCTCCTGTTGCGGGTGTCGGTCGCCTCGAGAACGACCTCGGTGACCTTGTTGTGCATCAACCGCACCTCGCCGGTCTCGGCGATCCGGCAGCGATACCAGCCGTAGAGCGGGTTGATGTCGCGCGAGGCATAGCCCTCCCAAGCATCGACCGACATCTGCGCCAGCCCGGCCAGCAGCACGGGATCCGTGGGCAGCGTGCCGACCGGATCCTGGTAGCGGGACTTGCACCAGAGCACGTGGGCGATGGCCTGCACCGCCCAGTCACTGCGCTGCACCGTGCGCGTGAAGAAGTCGCTGTTGAGCCAGTCGTCGTAGTGGAAGAAGAAGTAGCTGTGCGACTTCAGCCGCGTCCCCGCCGGCAAAGGGTATTGCGGCAGGTCGTCCTCGCCGCCGACCACGGAAAAGGCCCGAGCCGTCATTCTTGCACCTCTTGGTTCGTCATGTCTCGGAACTGCCGCAGGCAGCTCGTAGCGGTCTCGAAGTCCGCGATCAGTGCGTCGATCTCCGCGCCGTCGAGCGATCCGTTCACCAGCGGCGGTGCGTCAGGGCCGAAGTCTGCCGCGCGCAGCGACCAGCCACGCGATCCGCAGTCGAGCGACACCAACCGCAGAACGAGGTGCCCGAACGGCGCGGTGACGCTGTTCGTGATCGTCGCCCGGCGCGCACTCATGGCGACACCAGGCATTGAAAAGGCGCACGGGAAGGCCCGGCCGGGAAGCCCCGACCGAGGGAGGAGGCCACCCCGTGCTGACCGGCTACGGGACAGCCGGTGTTCTGCGGGAAGATCATCACCAGTAGAACGCGGAAAGCTCCGCGCCCTCCTCCGCTTCGTCCGCCTTGCGGATCTTGTTCGTCGTGACTCGCACGTAGGCCGAGGACACGCTGAAACGCTTGGCAACGATCGATGATGAGAAACCGGCGCAGCGCGCCTTGATGATGGCAAGCGCATGCTCGTCGTCGGCACGGGTCATCTGCTTCCCGCCGATCATCAGCCGGCCCTCCCGATCTTCGGGATATCTGCGGCCCGCCCCTCGCAAAGCGAGGCCATCTCGTTGTGCTTGTCGGCAGCTTCGCGGTGTTCAACGGCGGCACGGCTCCAGTTCTCTGCGCTGGATGACCGCGCCGCCTTCAGGCTCCACTCGATAGCTTCGCCGTTCTCCTTCGAGGTCTCGCCGATCAGGGTGTAAGGATCACTCTCGACGCCGGTCTCGCGCGTCTGGGCGCGATAGCTGTCGAAACAGGGATTGGACGTGGCATCCATCAACGCCCACGCCCAGAGCAGCGGCACCTCGGCGTTGCCGTTCTCGATACGGGTCAGCGAGCCCACGCTGATCGGATGATCCACCGCGCTCGTGATGATCGCGGCAGCGGCTTCCTTGCCGCCGGCCTGCACCACGAGGTTCCGGAACATCTGGGAGGCAACCTTTGGCTTCATCGGAAAAGCCTTTTCCTTGGGATTGACGGGGCGCTGGCGCATGTTCGAGGCATGGAACAGCGAGAGTATCCGGATGAGGCTGAAAGGCGGCAGAGTGAACAAGCTGGGGCCAAGGTCAGCCCCATCCTCTTGAACGTGGGATCGCGCTCGAGGCCCCGCAGAATCATCAGCCGGCCTCGCGGGCAGCGTCAGAGGACAGCCGCTTTGAAACCGGCCGCATATCGAAAAGGCACTCGGGGCAATCAACACCCGCTTCTCCTGCCAGATCACGCAGAACCAGAAACCAGCTGGCCGGAAAGGTGCCACGAACGACATGGTTACTCACCGCCGTCGGCCCTACCTCCAAGGCATCGGCGATGCGTTTACGTCCAACGGCGTCAGCGAACTTTCTGGTGCTCATCATGAGCACCTTAATTCCACATATTGTGGATTTCAGCAACACCACAATTCGTGGTTTGCCCAAAATACCACGCTCGGTGGATTATTTGGGCATGACAGAGCAAGCCCCATACTTAGAGATAGGTCGGCGCCTAGAGGCGATCAGGAAGGCTTTCTCGGATCTCAGCCAGAAGGACTGGGCAGCGCGGCACAACTTCAGCGTGACTCGCTACAACAACTGGGAGCGCGGCATCCGGCGCATTCAAGTCGACGAGGCAGAAATTCTCGCCGACCGCTACGGCCTAGATCTTGACTTTATATACCGCGGCAAACGCGATGGATTGTCCGAAAGTGCTTCGAAGGTGCTTTGATCACAGCGCCCCATGTGCTTCACAACATGATCGAGCGGAACGTCCAGCTCTTCGGCAACTTCGATCATCCTATCGAGCCTCTGGTCCACCACCTTCATCTCCACCCCCAATGTTCACCATTCGTTCACCTTATCCAGCGAGACAGCTTTCGGTCAAGAACTGGCTAAAAATGCCTCGAACCACTTTAATCACAGGCTCTAGTTTATGAAAAATATTGCAATTTTCCTTCTAACTGCAGCGGCTACCGCAGTCCCAACATTTGCCTCCGCAAACTGCGTGGGGTCGGGCAACTTCTACTCCTGCAGTGACAGCTCCGGGAACTCATACAGCGTTCAGCGCTACGGAAACACTACGAGCGTTCAGGGTTACAACTCCCAAACCGGCTCAACCTGGTCTCAAGACACATACAACTACGGCAGCACCAGTCAGACTTATGGCAGATCTGCTACTGGCGACGCTTGGAACTCAACGACTATCCGCACCCCCGGCATGAGCAACACCTTCGGCACAGACTCTCAAGGAAACTCCTTCTCCTCCACATGCACAACGTTAGGATGCTGGTAAGCCACCTTTGAGTCGAAGCTGCTAGCTCACTTCGCAAACAGTAGAGGCTCACTCCCAGCCCGGCCGTCACGCCGGGCTTTTTCGTGCCTCGGCCCTCCCCCCTCGGGCTCAGCAAACCGCTGAATCGATTGAAGCTAACTCTAATTTCCACGTTAAGTGGATTTTATATTGATAAATCCACGTTGCGTGGATAGCCTTATTCCCTGAAGCCCATACTGGGCAGAGGGAGATAGACGATGCTTCACCCCACACGTTTTGCCGGCCTGTCCCGCATGGTGACCACGCCGGAGCTCGTTCACCGCTGCCCCGCAGCCGTGCAGGACGCCTGGCTGCAGCTCAAGGAAGAGCAGCGCCGCGAAGACGGCACCTCGGCGCGGATCGAAGGGCACCACGTCGCCCGCCTCGAGCGCTTCCCCAGCCACTACCCGGCACCGGAGCTCCCCAACGCGGTGGACGATGCCCGCCGCGCCGCCATGCCGTCGATCCGCGCGGCTGTGAACGCCCACAAGGATCGCCGCGGCCTGATCTCACGGATGTGCGACAAAAGCGACGGAGGTGCGGCATGAGCCCCTTTCGCGACCCTTCTACAGACCTCCGGACCACCGAGCGCGCCACTACTCACGGACCCGCGCCGGATGCTCTGACGGGTGAGCAATTCTGGCTCGCCCGTCAGCTGCGCCCCGTTCCCGGCTGTCCGGCCGACCCGAACGGGATCACCACGGTCTGCTGCGATAGTAGCGGCACCCAAGGGGCTCACTGAGATGGCGGCCACCCGCGGGAACCTCGCCCAGCAGGCCGGCATCTTGTGCAACGACACGCGGTTTCAGCGCTTCGCGGCAAAGCGCTCGGGCTTCTCTGGTGACCAGTTCACCACCACGGCCACCGCCGAGTTCCTGCGCCAGTTCTGCGGCATCGAGAGCCGCCGTGCGCTCGACAAGTCCGACGCTGCCCGCGCCCGCTTCTCTGTGTTGCGCACCGAGTTCGACGTCTGGACCGGAAAGATCGCCACCCCTCGATAACCCCATGCCGGGCATGACGCCCGCATCCCTCGCCGCGCATTTTGCGTCCGCCAAGCCGTGAACATGAACGCGGCGGGGGCCACAGACACAAGGAGACGCCCCGTGATGGCGAACAAGACCCCACCGGCTCAGATCAACCCGCCTGAGCGGCACGATCCCTACAAGATGCGCAGCCTTGAGCAGATCCTCACGCTGTTCGATGGCGGCGCCTTTCTCAATGACCTGATGGAGCGGCATCAGGGGCTCATGCAGGAGCTCATGGACCACCTCGAGGAACACGGCCCGAAGGGCTGCCAGGGCTCCATGCAGATCACCATCGACTACGCCGTCGGCAATTCCGGCGACGTCGGCATGGGTGCCAAGATGGAGTTCAAGGCTCCGAAGCAGCCGAAGAGCAGCGCCGCCGCATTCATCAACGATGCCGGCGAGCTCACCCTCTACAGCCCCATGATGGCGCGCATGCACCAACCGGTCCGGGACGTGTCCGACTACGACCCGGAAACCGGCGAGGTGCGCGACGTCGACTGATCCCCAACCCGAAGGAGACCACCATGCCCGAGCATGTCGACAGCAGCAGCGATGCCCGCACCGTGAACAACGCAGTGCGGCATCAGTATCGAACCCTCAGCGCGGGCGAGAAGGCCCAGATGCAGGAGATCAAGGACATGGGCGCGGCGTTCATCGCCAAGCTTCACGAGATCGGCGGCACCGATGCCGGGTCCGACCGCTTCGCATCCCGCGATCTGTCCCTTGCGAACACCCACGCCGAGGACGCCGTGATGCGCGCCGTGCGGCACATCACCGCCTGATCGTTCGACCTTTCACTTGGAGACCACCATGCCCGACTTTTCCGAAAGCCACCCACTGCCGCAGAACGCGGCCGAGACGATGCGGGACATCATGGCCGATATCGGCCACCACGACGCTGTCGAGACGCCCGCCGACCCCGACCTCACAAAAGCGCACCTGGTCACGCTGCCGAACCACCGCAAGGTCGAGAACCTGACCCAGCATCACCGTTCGGCGCTCGAGTATCTCAAGCCCGCGCGCCGCAGCGGCACTGCGAAGCTCAAGGATCTCGACAGCCTGATCCTCTGGGCCAACCGCTTCAAGGGCGAGACATCCGCGCTGTTCGCCAATCCGGAAATGAGCGCCCCGTCCCTCACCTGCATCGCCGACTATCACGGCGCAGGGCCGATCGATCCGCTTTCGCCGACCGGTGATCCCAGCGCACGTCACTGCCATCACCGCGCCGTCTACAACTTCCCGCTGTCGAAGGAATGGCAGGCGTGGATGATGATCTCGGGCGCTGCGCTCGACAAGGACGAGATGGGCGAGCACATCGAATCCCACGCCAAGGACATCATGGACCCGACGCCTTCGCTGCTGTCACTGCGCGAGAGCGACGAGAACCAGCCCTGGGAAAACCGCCTCATCCAGACCGCACGTCAGATCGAGGGCCACTACGGTCAGCTGTCCCGGCTGCTCGCCATGTCCCGCCGGTTCCAAGTCTACGAGACCAGCGACCTCACGGTGAAGACGAACCGCGACACCGGCGAAAGCGAGATCCAGTTCCTGAACGAGCACAAGGATGCCGACGGCGCCCCGCTCAGCGTCCCGAACCTGATCATCATCACCATCCCGGTGTTCCTGAACGGCGCGCCCTACCGGATGCCGGTGCGCTTCCGCTACCGCAAGTCCGGCAGCACGGTGAAGTTCATCCTGTCGATCTACAACCCCGAGAAGGTCTTTGACGCAGCCTTCGACGAGGCGCTGCAACAAGCCGTCGACGCGACCGAGCTGCCGCTGTTCCAGGGACTTC